GTACGACCGCCTGCGCATGATGGGCCCGATAGCCGGCGGCCTTCTCTCGATCCTGGCCTACCGCGGGCTTCTTGAGCTAAAGGACCTGCTCTATCCAAGCGAGTCCTCCAAGCAGCGCGCCAAGGACCCTGCCGTTGTTAAGTGGGTCAATGCCACCTCTTATGCCGGCCTCCTCGGCCCTAAGTTCGAGCAGATGGTTAAGTCCATCAAGCGAGATCAGGCTGTGGGTGGCCCTGTTGGCCAGATGGCCGTCAATGTCGGCCGAGCCGGCAAGTCGGTCCTTGAGTCCGCTGCCGAGGGTAAGGACATGTCGGCTGCCAAAAAGAGCATAGCCAAGGCCTCTGTTCCGCTAATCAAGGGCGGCATCGTGACCGGCGCGGCCGCCGTAAATCCGATGCTCGGAACGGTAGCAACGCAGGCCACTAACGCCCCTGCCTTCACCAACGCCATCGTGCCGCAAGAAGGTAAATCGGGAGGATTGACGCCTGATGTATTCAGACTTAAATAACACCCATGACCACCCTCATATTCCTCGCTCTCTCCTTCCTCCTTGGCGTCGCCGTCGGCGCCCTCGCTTATCGCAACAATGCGAAGAAGCTTCAGGATGCCGAAGTCAAGGTCCGCGAAGCGGCCAAGATCATAAAATGAGACTGGCCTTGGCGTTCGCCTTGATGGTCCTCGTCGGTTGTGGCACCACGACCAATGAGCCTGTCGTCGCCGCGCCATCGGTTGAGCCGTTCAAGCAGGTAGAGAAGCAGCAGGAAAAGGCGGATGGACGAGTAGCCGGCGCCCTCGTTGCGATCGAGAGAAACGCGGACAAGCCGCCGGTCGTTCGGGCTGAAGCTAAACTTGCCCAGGAGTATCTCCCTAAGCCGAGCGAAGCGGATGTTAAGTTCGCGCTGGATCGTGCTGCTCGTGCCGATGAAAAGTCATACGCCGAGCAATCGGCCTTTGCTAAGAAGTTCCTCGCTAAGCTCGAGCTCGACTGGAAGGCGGTGGACGATCAGGCAAAGGTGAACGCTGACAAGATGGATAAGGCGAACAAGCGCATAGCTTTCCTTGAAGGTGAAGTTAAGCGCGTCGAAGAAGAAGGTACGAAGAACATCTACAAGATCGTCATAGGTGGGTGTGCTGCGATCTGCTTCTTGGCTGCTCTGGCTATGGGCCTGATGGGTCAATACGTTCGTGCCGGCACCGCGCTCGCTCTCGGAGGATGTCTTGGTGCGCTGCCGATGCTTTACGAGAACCCCTATTTCATGCCCATTCTTATTGGGTTTATTTCACTGCTACTGTGCCTGGTGCTCTGGTTCGCTTGGGATAAAATAAGAGACAAGATCAATGAGCCCTCCTCCACCCAGTGACCCGGAACAGGTAAATCAGCTCGTCAAGGACGGCGCAACCGCCGCAGCCCTTGGTGCCGGCGCCATGACGGCTCGGCTTCTCGCTGACCAGAACAAGCAGTCTTTCGGATACGTCGCCCGACGTATCGGCATCGCGTGCGTCGTCGGCTTCTTCTCGTCGATGGTCGTGCGTGAATACATAACATCAACAGGACTCCAATTCGCAGCCGTGGGCGCGCTCTCTTACGCAGGGCCCGAGGTATGTGATTTTGTCTTACAATACATTCGTGCGAAAGGCGAAGCCCAAGTCAAAGCTGCCAAAGGAAAGCGGCGCTAACGAGAACCTGATCGTCGCCATCGGTGTCACGGCGATCATCTCGATACTCTGTTCCGCTTCCACGGCGTTCCTTGTCCAACGCACGCTGGATGCGTTCCAAGACTCGCACGCCATGGTTGGTCTGATAACTGACCAGGGCCTCAAGTTCGACGATAAGAACACTGAAAATCAGCTTAGTTCGGCCACTTTGGCCCTTATGGCCACCCGAGACATAGCTCTTGCGGTCGGTTTCGGGTCTGCCATGGTGATCGGAGGGTTGGTCTGGCGTGCTGTTAAATTGCGTTGATTGTCAGTGGGTTGCATGCACACGCAAAAATAGTTGCAAGACGGCCTTGACGCTGCCGTAGGGTATGGCATCTTGCCCAGACCGACATGAGCAACCTACCTATCACGTTCAGCACGAAAACCGTCCACGAGCTCAAGGAAATGGCCGTGGATATTACTCAAACCATCGCTTACCAGAAGGAGATCCTCGACGCCATCAACGAGGAAATCCTCGGCCGCTATCAGTCCGCCTTCATGGCCGAGCTGAAGGTCGCCGGTAAGACCGACGGCGAAATGACCCGCGAGTTCGACGGCGTTCGCATGACCTTTGCCATCAAGCCAAAGGTCAAGTGGGACTCCAAGAAGCTTCAGGCTGTCGCCGCCACTATGCCTTGGGAGAAGATTGAGAAGGTCTTTAAGATTGAGTTCTCTGTCCCTGAGCGCACCTACAAGTCCATCACCGAGGACGCCCTGATGGCCGCCATCGTGCCCGCCCGCACCGTGGAGTATTCCGCCCCTAAGATTGTCTTTACCGCCGAGTAATCCTTTGAGGGGCCACTTCGGGCGTAATCGCTTAACCATCCCTTGATCGGGGTATTCATCAGCGACGACGTGTGAGGGCTTGTTGTCCTCCCCCCTCTCCACTTTCCCACCCAAAACCGATATGTTCAAAATCACCCGCGCCGACGACCGCCTAAAAGCCGTCCCTAAAATCAACATCGCCCTGTTCGGCCCCTCTGGGGTTGGCAAGACGACCCTCGCCCGCACCCTGGACCCGCAGCGTACGCTGTTCGTGGACCTCGAAGCAGGCACCCTCGCCATTCAGGATTGGCCCGGCGACGTCCTCGACATGCGCAAGGCATCGGCTGCTCTCGGCTGCCACCCTTGGGAGCTTGCCCGAGTTCTCGCCCTCTACGTTGGCGGCCCTGATCCCTCCGACGCTACCGGCTCTTACTCCGCCCCTGTTTATCAGAAGGCCGTCGAGCTGTTCACCAGCGTCGGCGTGGATCTCGAAAAGTACGACACTATCTTCGTGGACTCCATCACTGTCGCCTCTCGCGAGTGCTTCAAGTGGGCCCAGCTTCAGCCCGAAGCCCTGTCTGAAAAGACCGGCAAGCCCGACACCCGCGGTGCCTACGGCCTGCTCGGTCGTGAAATGATGCGCTGGCTCACCCACCTCCAGCACTCCAGCAAGTCCATCATCGTCGTCGGCATCCTCGACAAGCACGAGGACGACCTCCGCCGCGTCACTTGGGAGCCTCAGATCGAGGGCTCCAAGACCGGCCGTGAGCTGCCCGGCGTGTTCGACCAGGTTATCAGCTTGGTGAACATGGCTTCCGATGATGGCAAGACCCTGTATCGAGCCCTCGTCTGTCACCAACAGAACCCTTGGAACTATCCTGCCAAGGACCGTTCCGGTCGCCTCGACCTGCTGGAGCCGCCGCACCTCGGCCAGCTCATCAAGAAGATCCGCGAGGGTAAGCGCCTCGACGTCGATATCGTCACCACTCTGCCCAACAAGCAGTCCTAAACCACACCCAAATACCAAAACACATGCACAACATGTTCAACCCCCAGTCTGGCAAGGGCGAAAGCTCCTTCCAGCTCATCCCCAACGGCACCCTCGCCTCCGCGGTCCTCACCGTGAAGGGCATCAAGCGGTCCCAGCGCACCAACGGCGAATACGGCAGCATCGAGCTGACGATCAACGAAGGTGAGTTCACCGGCCGCAAGGTCTGGTCCGTTATCATGAACCCCCTCGACGAGAACAACTCGGACGGCGGCAAGAAGATGGGCATCACGTCCCTGACCCGCTTGTTCGAGGCCTCCGGCCTGTTCACGATCGGCGACGTCTCCTCCTACGACCGCTACAACGGCGCCGACTTCGGCGAGATGCTCCGCCTGCTCGACGGCAAGACCGTGGCCATCAAGGTCAAGATCGCCAAGGGCAAGGATGGCTACGAGGACAAGAACGAGGTCGCCGACTACCTGACCCCGAACCCTGAGTCCAACGGCTATCAGGGCTGGCAGAAGCTCCACGGCGGCGCACCCGCCCAGCAGGCTCCCGCCCAGGCGTTCGCTCCGGCTCCGAAGATCATGAACCAGCAGGCCCCCAAGCCCTCGTCTGGTCCGTCGTGGCTCCAGAAGCCCAACCAGCAGAACAACAATCCGTTCTAAACAGAGCTCCTACCGATGGCATTTGACAACACATCCAAGGCGTCCATTGTCGTCGGTAGGATCTTTAACAGTGGAAGGGCGAGAGGACTGGGACGTATTGGCGTCGGTTCCAATCCGAAGTTGGTCCTCGTATCCGCATGCTTGCTCATGGCCTCTGCGGACGCCCCCCATTTCCTATGCAACTAAGACCTCGGCAGGTTGAGTTCGTCGATAGCTGTATCGAACGACTCAAGGAATATGGCAACACGCTTGGCATCGCACCTACCGGTGCCGGCAAAACCGTCATGCTGTCAGCTGTGGCCAAGGCCATGGGCGGGCGCACCCTCATCATCCAGCACCGAGACGAGCTGGTGGCCCAGAATAGGGCCACCTTCCTCCGGGTTGCCCCAGACGTCCAGACGGACCTCTACACGGCAGCGCGTAAGCGATGGTCCGAGGGTGTCACTTTTTCAATGATCCAGACCCTGTGCAGGCCCGACAATCTGGAAACCATGCCGGCCATGGATCTCGTCATTATCGACGAGGCGCACCATGTCGCCGCACGCTCCTACGCCATGGTCGTAGAAAGGGCCAAGGCCCTCAACCCTGACGTCAAGATTTTCGGCGTCACAGCCACGCCGCACCGCGGCGACAAGAAGGTTATCGTTAAGACGTTCAATAACGTCGCCGATATGATCGAGCTCGGCGAGCTCATCAACTCGGGCTTCCTCGTTAAGCCCCGCTTTTTCGTCATAGACTGCGACCTTGAGGACGAGCTGAAGAAGGCCAAGACCTCCACCGACGACTTCGACATGGAGGAAGCCGGCCGCATCATGAATAGCCAGGTCGTCAATGACCGGGTTATCGAGGAGTGGCAGAAGAACGCCGGCGGCCGTAAGACCGTTATCTTCTGTTCCACTGTCGCCCATTCTCAGGACGTCATGGCCGCCTTTAATGCCGCAGGCATCGCCGCGAGGGAGGTAAATGGGGACATGCCCGACGCCGAGCGCAAGCAGGTCATTGAGGACTTCGACAAGAGCAAGTTCCTCGTCATGGTCAATGTCGCCGTCCTTACGGAAGGATGGGATTGCCAGGACGTCTCATGCGTCGTCCTCCTTCGCCCCTGTTCCTTCAAGGGAACGATGATCCAGATGATCGGCCGAGGGCTGCGCAAGGTGGACCCTGAACGCTATCCGGGCGTCGTCAAATCCGACTGCATCGTGCTCGATTTCGGCTACTCGCTGCGTGCCCATGGCTCCATCGAAGTAGATCCGCGCATCAAGAAAGAGGACGAAAGCACCACCGGCGAGCCGCCCCTTAAGCAGTGCCCTGAGTGCCAGACCATCGTTCCCCTTGGCTCCAAGGTTTGCCCCATGTGCGGCACCGAGCTGACCAGCGCACCTAAGGAGGAGAAGCAGGACCTTGAGGCGTTCGTAATGACCGAGATCAACCTCCTGAGCATGTCGCCCTACAAGTGGCAGCCCATGTTTGATAACACGGTCCAGATGGCCAACGGCATCACCGCTTGGGCCTGCATCTTCCAGCATGGCCAGGTCTGGTTCGCTTTCGGCAAGTCCGAGAGCATGTCCAACGTGCGCCTGATCGCTGCCGGCGGCCCTGATGGCAAGATTGCCGTCCTTTCCTCCGCCGACGACTTCCTCCGCGACTACGGCGATCGCGAGGCATGCCTCAAGACGAAGCGTTGGCTTCAAGAGCCGGCCACGCCTAAGCAGCTCCAATACCTCGACCTCAACGGCAAGATGGTGTTCGGCATGACTAAGTATCTGGCATCCTGCCTTATGACTTGGAAGTTCAACGAACAGCGTATCCTCTGGGGCGTCCTCGACTTCCACAAACTCCAAAAGAAATGATCCTAAGACCCGAAACCAAGAACCTGTTTTCTGAAGCCGTCGTCAAGCACATCGACGAGGCCATGATCGCAGCCAACAAGGCCCAGCCTAAGCGCAACTACCTCGGAGCCTCCCTGTGGGGCAAGGAGTGCAACCGCATGCTGGCCTACATCTTCCATTCGGTTCCCGAGGATGAGGGCACCGGCTTCACCGGCAGCACCTTGCGCATCTTCGACATGGGCCACGACGGCGAAGCCCGCGTCGCCAAGTATGTCCGCCTCGGCGGGTTCGACCTGATCACCGAGAAGGCCGACGGAAAGCAGTTCGGCTTCTATGAGCTGGACGGCCGCCTCCGTGGCCACATCGACGGCGCCATCGTCTCTGGCCCTGAGATCGCCGGCATGACCTACCCTGTCCTGTGGGAAAACAAGGCCCTAAACGCCTCGAATTGGAAGAAGGCCGTGGATGATGGCATCAAGAAGGCCAACTTTGTCTACTATGTCCAGGCACAAGTCTACATGGCCTACATGGAGCTCTTTAACGGTTGCATGTTCACGACCCTTAACCGAAATACCGGCGAGTTGAACGCCGAGTTCCTGACGTTTGACCCTGTGTTCGCACAGACCCAGATCGACCGCATCGTTTCGATCGTCAAGACCGAGAGGCCCGAAGAAGCGGCCAAGGTCGGTAACGACGAGACGGACTTCCGCTGCCGCTTCTGCAATTACTCTAAGAGATGCTGGGAAAAACCCCAGCAGCAAACCAACAACCAACCCCTACCGACGTGGCTAAAAGGCCCAACAAACTAAATGAGAAAAAGACCAAAGCAGGAAAAGAGCCGGCCCGCAAAGCCGTCCCGAACCTCGAAGTCCAACAGATCGAAGAAACCGGAAAGCACCTCCGCGAAGCTATCGCCGAGTATGCCGACAGCATTGGCGAAGGAGAAGAAATGCTCTGTGCCGATGGTTTCGAGGCTGCTATCGTGGGTGTCACTGAAAGCTGCGGCCCTG